CAAGTGGTCACTATCTAGGCAAGACTTTACCAATAGACTACGATCAATGGTCTGATAAAAAACTTGATAAGTTTCTTTCAGAGAATGCTTGGGAATTTTTTGAGTATTGTGAACCTAAGTTTATATGGGAGCAGATAGAATCACTTGCTTGGAGTATGAAATATTATATTAAGGAGGAGACATGAAAAGAAAATTTATAATTCGTTATCATAGAGACACATCTTTTGGTCAAGACTTATACATCTACGATATACAAGCTAAAGATTTGCGAGAGTTAGTTGTAAAAGTAAATGAATTTATAAAAGAAAAGTATCTTGATATCTGTCAAATAGAGAGAGTAGAGGAGGTAACATGAAACACAAACTACTAGATTTATTTTCTGGCATCGGTGGGTTCTCTCTCGGCGCAGAGGCAAACGGCATACCAACTGTAGCTTTTGTAGAGAAAGACCCATTCTGTCAGAAAGTATTACGTAAACATTGGAGTAACACACCAATCATATCTGATATTAGAACAGTGAAAGGAGAAGATTATGAAACAGATGGAGTTACAATTGTCAGTGGAGGATTCCCATGCCAACCATTCAGTCAAGCTGGGAAAAGAAAAGGCACAGACGACGACCGATATCTCTGGGATGAAACTCTTAGAGTCGTTACCGAAACAAAACCAAGGTGGTTTATTGGAGAAAATGTTGACGGACTTGTTAACATCCAAGACGGCATGGTACTCAGATCGGTGCAAGATGACTTGGAAAAAGAGGGTTTCAAAGTCCAATGTCTTGTTGTTCCAGCTTCAAGCATCGGTGCTTGGCACCAAAGAAAAAGAGTCTGGATCATCGGAGAAAATGTATCCAACACCAACGACAAGGGATTACAAAGACATGGGGTACAATCCCAAATGGAAACCAAGTCGAGACAAGAGTTTGCCGAGGGAAGTTCTCAAAGACAATACACATGGTGGCAAACTGAATCCAAACTTCGTGGAGTTCCTCATGGGATATCCTACGAACTGGACAAAGATAGAGCCAATCGAATAAAGGCACTCGGTAATTCCATAGTGCCACAGATTGCCTATCAATTATTTAAATCAATAGTAACTGTAACAAAGGAGGACAACCATGAGCAAGTCTATTGGTGCTAAAAATAAAACTAAACAATTTAAAAAACCAAAGTATTTAGATAAGAATGATCCACTAAATAAATTTTTAAGGAGTATAATATGAATGATCCAAGAATCATACATTGCGAACAAGCAATGAATGACTGCCGTCACCAAGCACGAATGTGTAGGGTTGATGGTGATACTAACAAGGCTATGTGGTATGAGACACAAGCCGACCACTACGAAGAAATGCTACTGCAAGGTAGAGAATATGAACCACTATTTTAAGGAGACATAATGGATATAAAAAAAGTATACAGTAATAAAACTCTAAAAAACTTAGAGAAAGAATATGAACATCTGAACATATCTGATTTAGTAAAGATGAACTTCACATTAGAAGCACATCAATCGGCAGTTAAAAAACTAATCAAAAAAAATAGGAGTGCATAATGGATCCAGTATCTTTAATCGTAGGACTAACAATGAATCTATATACTTTAAACAATATAGATTTTTTTCACCAACGATCTGCCAACAACAAGACTATGAACTGTCGGTGGGAATATGTTGGTAAGAAAAAACCAGACCCACAGAACCCAAGCATCACCACACTGTTTGGCAATGTATATTATAAACAACACTGTGTGGAAAAGGAGACAGACTGATGTTAAGTGAACCAGAAGAAATACCTAACGATGATGATGATTGTGGTTGTGAGTACGAACGAGAACTTGCCGAGAAAGAACTAGTCAAAGTCATAACTAAACTTGAGAAGAAGATAACCAACAAACAGAACTTATTTGTTGGGGCGATGTGTACCTTGATGGATGCTTGTTATTTTCATGCACCAACAGACTCAAGTGCAGCACATTTAATATTAACTGCACATCAAAGAGTGCTAGAGGCGAGAAAAGAAGCGAGTGAAGATGACTAAAGAACTGTTTGCTTTATACCTAGTTTTCTCTACACCGACTGGTGTGGAGGAGAGGTTCGTTATGGAACGAGAGAACTGTAAGAACCTGGAACCGATCGTTGAACAAGAGTTTAAACGATTGAATATTAACCGAGATGGAATACAATCTGGACATATATGTATCGGTTGGAAGTTTCATCTCATAAGACAACAAGCATTGGAATCACAACACAATAGATTGACGACACCACCACAACCGAGAACGTCAAGACCTTGTATTGTACCAATGGAAAGGAGTGAGTAATGATTGAACCAGTGATCATTAGCTTTTGGATAGAAATAAATTCACGATTGTATCACAAAACTATTCCAAAAGTTTACACCGAATGTGAACCTACAGTTTCTCAGTTGTATGAACAGTATGAGAAATCTAAACATAAACTTGTAGCCGTAAAGTGTGATACTTTCCAGGACTACAAAACTAAGATGGAGTACTTCAATGGCAAAAGGTAACGGACATGATATGCATGAGGATGAGATTCTCTCTGATGTAGAGATAGTCTATGCATTAGCTAAGATAAAATACTTCAAAGATATGGTACAATTACTACCCATCAAAACATATTCTCAAGCAGATTTTTATGATGCGGTCGATGCTATCTTTGACGATATATTTACAAACCCACTAACTAAAAAGGAGAAACAATAATGAAACTAGAAACTTTAAAACAAATAATGAGAGAAGTTATGGATCAAGTGCGAGATGGTACAGATGTAGATGATCTATCTGATCAAGAGATTGGTAAGTTAATTGACTATGCAATGTATGAGATACTGAATCCACCAAAAAGATCGGCTAAAGATAGAATATTATCCAGGGACTTTGGACGATGGCAGTCTAAGGTTGTTGATTCAAAAGATGTACCATTTAAAAGTCAATTTAAAAACTCACATACGATTGCCATTACTGATGACCGACCTTGCGATACAGAGGCACCAGATAATGTAGTGAGGGTTGACTTTAAATGACCGAGTGTAAACGAGAGGGTTGTTCTCAACCAGCTAAGAAAGTTTATTGCTCAATTAGTTGTGCTGCAAAAGTTAACAACAAGCTGTATGTTAAAAGGCAGAAGAGTAGTCCAAGTTATTATCACTGCGCCTACTGTAATACAAAACACGAGCGCCGCAGTAACACGATGAATAAATATTGTGACAATGTCTGCCAACAAAAGCATCGCAAACATATTCGCAATGAAAAGATAGAACGAGATGAGCATATGGGTAGGTCTGTCGGTAAGAAAAGACTGATCATATCTTATCTCAAGGATACTAACCAATGGCATTGCAACCAGTGTGGGGCAACAGAAGAAGAGGCGCCGATGGAGTTTCATCATATCGATGGGAATCGGTACAACAACCGTCTGTCAAACTCGATGGTGCTATGCCGTAATTGTCATGGGAGAACACAAAACTTCAAGGCTAAAAATAAAGGATGTGGCCACTATATATAGTTATATATAGTTATCTAGAGATATATATAGTTAACTAGAAATATATATAGTTAACTAGAGATATATATAGTTATAAAGAGATAGTCATAGTCATCGAGAGATATATATAGAACTAGGATTAGACTAACACTAGACTACTATTAGACTATATATAGTCCCCCTCTGTATATGGGGATAGGCTATCATTGATTTCGAAATCTGGCAACCCCTTGACAAAAATAATTAGAGGAGATATTAATAGGGCAAGACCCGCAAAAATAAGGAGACGACATATGACAATAAACAATGACCCAAAAAGGTTTATACGACACACACCTTGTGAAGAGTGTGGATCATCCGATGCCAATGCTTTGTATGCGGACGGCAGTCGCTATTGTTTCTCGTGCCGAACCTACACCGAACCTCCCAAGGACAAGACCCAACTTGAGGAGCTGCTCGGAGATGACACAAAAATTCAAGGCTCGGCACCAAAGATTATACCACTAGGTATTAGTAAACCTATTACTGAAAGAAAGATAAGTCGTGAGACTTGTGAGTTCTTTGGTGTGACTACAACTAATAGTGATAAACCAGAAGTATATAAACACCACTACCCATACTATGATAGTGAGGGTAACCACGTTGCGACTAAGCTCAGAAGAGTAGCCGATAAATCATTCAGTGTAGAGGGTAAGACTGGTAAAGCTTTATTGTTTGGTCAACAACTATTTAGTTCTAACAATGCTAAAATTATAACTATCTGTGAAGGTGAGATAGATGCTTTGTCAATCTATGAAATGATGCTGCCTAAATCTTATCCAGTTGTTAGTGTTAGAACTGGTGCCGCTGGAGCTTTCACCGATTGTAAAAAACAATATGAATTTATTAATAGTTTTGAAAAGATATACTTATGCTTTGATAATGATGAACCAGGACGTGAGGCTAGTAAAAAAGTAGCCGAACTATTTCCTCCAAAGAAAGTGCACATTATTAATCTAGGTTTAAAAGATCCTAATGATTATTTAATACAGAACAAACAAAAAGATTTTACGGATAGATTTTGGTCGGCGCAAACATATACACCAGAGGGTATCATACTCGGTGAAAATACTTGGGATCTTATTGCTAATGAAAAGGTAATCGAATCAATACCTTATCCATGGGAGGGTATGAACAGTATGACTTATGGTATGAGACTTGGTGAGTTATGTACCTATACTGCGGGGTCAGGCATAGGTAAGTCTAGTGTAATGAGAGAACTAGCTTACCACATAATTAAAACAAGTGGACATTCAGTTGGTTGTTTATTTCTAGAGGAATCTATTGAACGAACAACCAAAGGTATTATGTCTGTCCATGCAAACAAACCATTACACTTACCATTCTGTGAGTCGACTATGGAAGAGAAACGTACAGCATGGGAGGCTACCCTTGGTACAAACAAGATAAGAATGTGGGATCACTTTGGTTCTACTGATATCGATAACATCATAGCCAAGGTACAATACTTAGCTAGTGGATTAGATTGTAAGTTTATTATACTCGATCACTTGACTATGATTGTATCGGCAATGACTGGTGACAATGAGAGAAGAGCAATCGATAGTATAATGACACGACTCAGAACTCTAGTCCAAGAACAGAACATACATCTGATGTTGGTATCTCATTTAAGTAGACGAGCCAGTTCTGATAGTGGACACGAGGAGGGTGCGATAGTTAGTCTGTCACAACTCAGAGGTTCACATGGTATTGCGCAGCTCTCTGACTTTTGTTTCTCATTAGAAAGAAACGGACAAGCAGAAGACATGGAGAAGAGAAACCAAACTACAGTTCGTATACTGAAGAACAGATTTAGTGGAGAGACTGGACCATGTTGTTGGTTACAATGGCATAAAGATAGTGGTCGCTTGACTGAGATATCTAACCCAAAATCTAAAGACAACGATGACTTCAAGGAGGTAAATGATGGATTCAAAGTTTGACACAGTAGTTCTAGATATAGAGACCGATAGTCTCAATGCCACCAAGATACATTGTATATGTATTCAAGACTATGCTACGGGAGAACAGAAAGATTTTATACAAGAGCAAGGATGCGAAGAGTTTAAACAATTTCACAATGATGAACGTCT